GCGGAAGGAATCACGATGCCAGTAGAGGCTTCGGTGACGGCCTTGAAGAACTCGTTTTTGTGAATGCGGGTCTGGGTTTCCCCAGTTTCTGCATCAGTGATTTTGGTGTAATAGCCAGCCCCAAAGGCCAGTTCATCACCGGCAACACCTTGATTGGCTTGCACGTAGTCAAGCAGCTCCTGACCTGCTTTACGCTCGCCGCCAACTTTCACTTTGGTGGATTTAGCAGCTTCGGCAGTGGTTTCAGGAGCGACGGCTTCAACAGACATTTCAGAATCAGTTTCGATGGGATCAAGGACAGCAGTATCTGAGTCCTGTTTTTTGCGTGCCATGACGGCCTGCGTGGTTGACTTGTGCAAGTTAGCACGTTGAGCGCTTTCTTGCAAGAGTCGTCTTACGGCTTGAGTGCAAGCATCATTGCCGTAGCAGCTTCTTGATCAAGGCGTGATACCTTGACATGAACCCCAGGGCCATCAGACGGATCGCAAAACAGCTTCATGGAAGAAGCTGCAACGATCAAAGCGTCGTCATCATAACAGATTTTTGTCAACGCATCACCACATGCCCTGAGCAGCTTGTCTGCGTCACCCTTATTTGAATGAAATAAAGGGGCGCTACTTTTAAGGTTGCCCCTACTGTCAAAATGAATCTTTGGACGTGGCATGTAAAATAACAGTGACAATACAAATAAGCCTTGTGTTTTCCAGTCGCGTGGGCGCATCAGGGTTGCCATGCGCCCCACGGAAGCCCTCCAGGCATAGAGCCCTTTGGATTGTTCAGTCATGGCTACAGCAACGCGCTGACGGCCTTCTCGGTCGGTGTAGACACGCCCAAATGCGCTCTTAGAGCCTTGTGTCTCGGGCTTGCCGGCGACAAAGAACGAATAGGACTGAGCTGAACACTGTTCAAGTGTTGTCAACAAGTTTGCCGTCATCAATCCCTTTGTCGCGCTTATAAATTTCTATAAGCTTAGCGATTAAAATACGTCGATTCAGCTTGCTGAGTCTGACGCTTAACTTTTCCGCAAGCTCTTCCGTTTGCTTTCCGGTTGGGTTGTTATAAAGCGAAAGAGGACGCACTGTGCGCTTTCGCTCCCAAATTGTGAGATCTTCTGCGCAATCAAAAATATCTTTGTACTTTCTTCCCGCACCAACTTCTTGCAAAAGCTGTGGATATTGATTGTAAATTCTCTCAAGCATGTGCATTCTTCTGTATCTGTCTGGATTCTTCTTTCTGTATCGCTTTTGAATATAATACTTAATCCGCATATATTCAAAAAACTCTTGCGGGAAATCGAACCCTTCATGCTGCTCTCCTAGCCATTTTGTAAAACGTGATGCGTATTGCGCTTGAGTTTTGTCTTTGATCGCAGCTTTTGCGCAATTTGCAAGAAAAGTCGCAAGAGTTGCCTTCTTAATTCCTAATCCATGATGAAAGTTAAAAATAAAATCTTTGATTCCTTTGATCTGTATATCTCTATTGTCAAATGTTTTATAACCTAAATAGACTTTATTGTCAATAATTTTCCACATCGTTACGAAAAACAATTCTCCATCGCCCCCATTGATTACTGCGCCAAGGTGCAGACGAGCATCGGCAACAAGACGTGCGCCGTAGAAAATATCACCACGATCTTTTAGCATCTTGCTATTGAATGATCAATTTGTTGAGCGTTGCACGAAAATCATGAATTGTTCCACTATTCTCAATGATTTGATCGAATCCATCCCAATCGTCAAGCCCGCCTTCTGATTGATGTGATTTAACGTTGATTGCAGATGGTCGAAGAATCTTCCACATTTCACCACCCATTTTTTTTATTGCTTCTGCTTCATTTTGAAAGCGAACATCATCAATAGCGATTCTGCAGTCTTTGCTGCGAAAGCAAGAAGAAACGCGATACATCATACAATCAATCCAAATATTTTGAGAAATGCACTCACGTCCCCACTCTGTTCCAAGAGTTTGCAAAACATGACGCGGCGTTGTATTTATTTCTTGAACTAATTTTTCTTTCTGTCCCCATACCAATGACATCGCTTGTTCTCTTGTATAGCCGAGCGAAATAAAAAATTCTACTCCCATGCGCTTTATGGGCTCTGCAAAGCTCAGCGTGCGATAGCCCTGTTGCGCTAGTACATTCGCCGCAAGTGATTTTCCTGATTGAGCGGCGGGACTATAAAAACCAATAAGGCGATTCATTGCAATCAAATGCTTCTGTTGGATAATACAAGAAAACCCCCTTTCGGAGGCTTTCAAGTCTTGGGCTTACAAGCTATTCACCTTGACAAGGCCCAGAACCCACATGCGAGGGGCGGTACCGCCTTGTTCCCTGATGAGACCCCTTGACATTGCGTGCGCTGGTGCTTTCGTACCTACCGCTTGGCCCGAGCAGTAGAAGCGTTGACGCGGGGGAGATGAATCAGCCCTGTTTCAGCAGGATGGAGCTGTGCTTCGCCAAGTAATCAGAAAGGCATTTCGTCTGTAGCGGGAGCACTGGAACGAGAAGGTGTTTCTTGGCCCTGGCGTTCAGGGATCGTGAAATCGGTTGCGTCCATGTAGATAGCAACGTAGTCCGTGCCATCTTTTTTCTTCTTGGGGGAAACATTTTTTACGCTTCCCACAAGAGTTACTTGGCGACCGTCCTCCATAAATTTAGTGACAGTCTCAATCTTCTTGCCGTAGAAAGTGGCGTTGACGAAGTGAGTTTGCTTTCCGTTTGTAGTTTTAGAGCGGATGCTGACAACAGCAGTTTTGCCGTAATCACCATCTTTTACTTGAACTTCGCCGGTCACATAACCGCTAGCGACAAGTGTGAGCATTAGAGTTCAGGCTCATTGAGCCTTGGGAATTGGGTGTTTTCGAGTGAGCAGTAAGCTTTGTAACGCTCGATAAATTCTTGCGCACGAGCTTTCAGCTCTTGCTTATTCAGAACGTGAACGTGAGGTTCGCGCCAGTCGTAGCAAACACAGATTACACCCTGAGTTATCTCATTGTCAAGTTCACCTCGCTTTACAGCGAGATTGTGAGCAAGCGCATATGCAGCGATTTGTACCTCGGCGCTTTTGTAATGCGACATTGACTTTGGTTTTTTCTTGACGCCTTCTTCTTTGTACGAACGTACTGTTTTCCAGTCCCAGATGCTGTACTGTCCATCCCAATGCAAGCGCAAGTCAGCAGTGCCTGCGTAGCCAAGGTGACAGTAAAGAGCTTCTTCCATCAAAAAAGATGGTGCGCTAAGTTCATTCTTAAAGTTTTCTTTTCTGATTAAGTCAAGAACTGGCGAAAGATGAGTGATGTATTCATGGATATTGTAGTCCATAATTTCATCCATTGTCGCATGATCCATTTTATGTTTCTCTGCATCACCCATAAACGACATTTCTACTTCTGCGTGAATAATTGTCCCTCTGCGCTGCGCCCGTTGCATAATGTCTTCCCAGTTGGGTTCCATCTGCCGCCAGATTTCAAGTCCCTTGATTTTGTTCGGATCAAATAACTCAGATGTTCTCCCTAGGACTGAGCTGACGGAAACGTATTCATGATCATCTTTAACGTAGAAGCCTGATTTTGGATGTGCCATGTTTTCTGATTAAAGAGAAGAGTTTGAGAGCAGGAAGTCAGCCGCCTGCCAATACCCATTATCTCTCAAGTAAACGATAATTGCAAGCAATACACGTTTCGATTCCGCCTCCCATTCCTCGGGTGCTCGATCGTTAATGATTGGGGAGAGGGCGAGGCAAAGCTCGCGTTCAAGCTTGGTCATGTTTCTGCAAAAGAGAAGGAAGGACTCGATCGAATACTTTTTTCCAATTGATGATGGCTGCATGACCCTCATGAATTGTTCTTACTTCGCCAGGCTTCGCAAGAATTTCTGCAAGCTGCATTGTTTTGTATCTGTGTCCGCAGAATTCACATTGCCTGTATCTGTAAAAATCACCACTTGGAGTTCTGAGTGAACTCGTGACTTTTGTGATCAATGCGTTGCATTTCGGACAGGGCAGAGAGGCTTTGTTGAGAGGCACGAGAGAGTAAGATTTGTCGAAGTTTTAATTTAACGTTGAACTTCAAGCTCGTTAGCCAGGGCAATGAGGTGATCAACACACTCAGCGCCATCCCAATGATGGTCGACCTGATCAGCAGCAGCACGAAGGGCGCCGGCAATAGACGGCCCATCCATGAGAGTTGGCACAGCGCGAAACCCGTCCAGCACCGCCTGCGCGGCGGGGGAGAGAGGTTCAGTCATCAAGCTGCTCCAGGGCGCGGCGGATGACTGCCATGGCCGTTTGATCATCCGTACCTGCTTCAACAGCGGCCCAAGCCTGTAGTGCTCGATCTTTCAAGCTTGGCGGCTTGGGGCGGCGGGCGGTGCGAAGATCTTCCACAGCCTCGTGTTCGTATTTGAACCACCCTTCGCTGACCAGCCACTCACAGCACGCCTCCAGCTCCTGATTGGCGCCCCATTGGGCGGCTTTACGGGCTAGGCCGTACTTGGTGGAGTGATCTTGCATCCACTGCTCTATTAGGTGCGGCGGTGGGGTGATGGGGTGCTGGTTAGTC